CTAGCTGTTGAACAACTGGACCAGCTTTTGGAATAGCAATGGTCAAGTCTTCAATAGAGGTAATTGTTTGGTTTTCAACGGCGTTTAGGAAGTCAATTTTTCCTGCTAGCTCGTCTGCAGAAACTCCAAATGCATCTGTTAGAGAGATTGTGGCTTCTAGGGCTTTTGCCTGTTCTACCCCACCAAGTACGGCTAGTCTAGTTGTTTCAGCAACCTGAGCAGTAAGCTCTGCACCCATCTTACCAGTAGCTGCAATGTCGGCCGCAAGCTCCATTGTTTTTGAAACAGCAACCCCGTATTTAGTAAATTCATTTGCAAGATTTTTAATGTCTTGAAGAGCCTTGTTTGTTTCCTCTGTTGTGGTAAACATTTCACCATAGACACGTTTAAATCTTACAGCCTGCTTTTCCATGTCCATGAATGTTTTAGCAGCAACACTACCAAGCATTATTAGCGGTACAGTAAAACCAACCATAAGCTGTCTACCAGCCCACTGAGTATTCTTACCGAAGTTTAGAAGGTTAGTAGAACCTTGCTTAAGCATCTGGTTAAGAAGGGCTTGACGTTGTGCAGCGATCTGTGTTTTTGTTGCCAGATTTTCCATATCCAAAGCAAGAGGCCTGACGGCAATTGCTCGCATGGCACCGTTTGCATCTCTACCCATTTTAATATATTGGGTCTGCAAATCCTTAACACGTTCACGTGCGACTTTATTTATTGTGTCGAACTCAGACGAGAAGAATCTTCCAAAGCTTTTTGTGGCTGCAGCAGAATACCTAAAGTACTCTCCCATAGAGAGTTTATTTTTTTGAAGGGAGTTTGTAAAAGAATCTGTAGTGGTTTTTATAGTTTTTATACCAGCAGAAAATTGGCCAGTCTTATTTAAACCATTGATTAAGCTGTTCTGCAGTTGCATTGAGGATGCAGCAGCTGTACCACCAGATTTTGCTAGGGATGTGTGGAAGGCTGATATTTGCCTTTGAAGATTCTTGATATTGGCCAGAGCTGCAGCCGTATCAATATCGACTCTTATTCTGGCATTGGCGTCTTCAGCCATCCACTAGCACCCTCTTTACTTAGGCATTTACAAGACCGAGAGATGCTTCTGAGAGCTTAACTCCAGATGCCTCTTCGACAATCTTGTAGACTGTTGGAAGATCTAGATTATCTTCCAAAGCCTTTAAATCTTCAGCCATCTCTGGCTTGTACTGCTTCATTGCAATTTGAACACATTCCATCAGTAGGCTCATGGACTTGTCATTGTCTTCTGCTACTGCTGTAATACCCTCAAACTTTTTCATAAAAGGGCGGAGCAAAGAAATCTTTAGGGGTCTAACCTTAACTTCTGTTCCGTCAATTAACTTAATTGTTTTCTCTTCGTATACTTCTGTACTCATATTTTAATGTTCCTTCCGCTATGAGGCTTTTATTAATTATAACACAAAACCTTTTATTTTTTAGGCTTTTTGGTCAAATCTTCGTATCCAAGGCCCATCCCAATACCAAACCCAGCATTTCTAGCATTCACGCCTTGCAAAGCTAGAACGTCATTTCCATCTCTTGCCTTACCACCACTAAAGACCCTAGCCTTCATCTCTTCCCACTTGTTTCCTGAAGACTCTGCGTTGTTCTTATCTATGTCTACCCCCTGAATAGCAGCTAAGAACTTTTTCTCTTGATAGTCAAGCTCTCTCTTTGATTCTAGAGTTATCAGGAGTTCTGGCATGGAAAGGGAAAGTTCTAGTTGCTGATAATCTTTCCAGATTCCTAGCAAAAAAACCTCAGACTCAAGCTTGGCTAAATCAAGGTTTTCCCAAGAAGAGCCACTATCTTTTGCTTGTTCTTTTACTGGCTCTTCGGACTCTTCATTAATTTTTATTCCTGCAGACACCTCTAGGATTTTATATATTCCCTGCAAATCCACAGAATCTTCTAGCTTATCAATAGTGGATATTTCTGGACAATGCTGTTTCATAGAAATAGCTGCACAGTTTGATAAAAAGATAATTGCTTCTTCGTCATTATCTGCCGTTTTTACAAGCTCAAAGGCTTCCATAAACTCTCTTAGATATTTTAGTTTTAACGGAGATAGCTCAATTTCTGTACCGTCAACTAAGACTACTTTTCCTGTTTTATATACTGATGTTGCCATTATATAAGTATACCGCAAAAACAAAATTACCCAGCCTAAAAAGACTGGGTAACTCTGTATTGTTAAGTTATATTACGATACTATGTTTGGAATGGTGCGGTCTACGATTTTACCGTAGGATGCATCACTGTTAGGCAGTAGACGGAATGAAACTTCGTACATTGTCGGCTCGTCACGCTTTGCGGATACTGTAACGCTCTCAATTGAAAGTGCACGGTATGCAACGTAAATACGCTCAATCTGCTCGGTTGGGTCACAGTTACCTGTACCTGGACCAACAGCTACTAGACCACGCTCTACTGGACATTCTCCAATGTCACCAGCAGACATGTTTAGCACCTGAGATCCCGCCGAGATTCCATTAGTGGAGTTTGTTGTTCCATCTAGGTTCTTAGCCCCAGCAGTTAGATCTTCGTCTCTACCAGCCAATGAGAACAACAAGTTCTCTAGTGTCGCTTCAGCAAAAGCAGTATTCAGGTTAACCTGCATACCCTGCTTGTATAGCTTTGCAACGTCAAGCACCTGATCAACCTGTACTTCACCAAAGTCTGGCTGGAATTGAATTTCCAAACCGTTCATGGTGTAGCCAACGTTACGGAATCCAGCAGTTTCTGCAGCTGTACTCGATAGCGTTTGGCGGTATGTTCCTGTTGTATTTCCAACAGTTCCTTCTTCTTCGTAATCTGGAAGTAATGCGTCTGTTAAGACTCCTCCTTCGTACGTAAACAAAGCAGCTGCACCAACAATAATGTTGGTGGCTTCACCTCTTTTGTAATTAGCCATGTAATTCACCTCTTCTTTTTTTTAGATAATAGGCGTGTTTCCTCAAAATTAATTATATCAGCCTATTTTAAATAACTTGTTTTGTTATTAGCCTTTGTTCTGGAACCCAGTCATTATTAGTTAATTCTGGCATCTGGTGATAGTCATACTCAATAATTATCTTGTTTCCGCCATAAGTTCTGGCTGTTCCGAAGTCAATAATGTCTCTGGACTCCTCTAGCTGATATACCTTAAAGTTATGAAAGTAGAACATGTTGTCTATTAGGTCTGGATTTTGAGAAGTTCCTATGTTTACCTGCCTATTTGAGCACCAATTGTTTACTTCTTCCGCAGTTTCGTCTCCACGGTCCATTAATCTTAGCGTCTGTTCTTGAATTTGAACCATTTTTTCAATAGGGTTTTCTCCATTAGCATAGAAGTAATACATTACCTGTTCACATTTAATGTGTGGAAAACTTCTTCTATTCATTTTAATTAGCCTATCCCAAGTTGCCATTGTTCCACCAGTTGGAAAATATGAGGTTAGGTCGTTGATTGTTGATGGCAGTGTTGGGAAAAAGGGGGTGTCTAGGCTAGTGCCCTCAAGAATCTTGCTTTGTAAATATTTATTTACCCATAAAACTGGGGTATTTAATAGTGAGTTATTAGCCAATCTTTGCTACCCCCGCATTTGCTACCCAGCGATATCCAGTAGAAACTCCACCAGGCTTGCCAGTTCTTTTTCCTTTTGCCAAGTTCTTTTTATATACTGTGGGGTTTTCTAGATAGGCTGCCATACCACTAGCCCTTAAAAAAGCTTGAGTAAAATACTTATTAAAGAAGTTGTCAAAAACTTCTTGAAACTTTCCTTCAGTCTTTCCTCCAGGATTTTGAACATATATTGGTCCTTTTGAAAAAACCTCTTCTCCATCATCGAAATATCTCAGGGCCTGAGCATTTACTGGAACGATAGTGACAGGAATGCCTTCTTCCATAATTCTTGCCTTATCGTAAAAAGGAGTATTCGATCCATTCTGAATTGTAGTAGACTGCCTAAAAGATGAGCCAAACGAGAGGCCTAGGTTGCTTACAGTATAGCTTATGTCGTAAAGTCTTGCACTAGGACTTCCAGCCTTGTGCCACTCGTATACGTGATGTAGTATTGAAGGATTTACTTTTGCATTAGAGTCTATGTAGCTCTTTAGAATTTCTACTGTCTGAACTCCCAAGGAATGCATTAGCTGCTGCTTACCCATCTGAATGCCGTCTAAAAATCCAGAAGAATAATCCATCATGTTTTTCATGTCTTTACCAAATTGTCTTCCATCAAACTTAACTCTCATAGGTCTGCCGCCTGATTCTCTGATCTACGAAGAACTATTCTGTAATATTCTACTGATCCAAAAGGGCCAGTATATGGCTCTACGGTAGCTACCTCAAAAAGCGTTGATTTTCCTGCACGTGGTCCAGCAGTCTCAACGTATATTTCGTTAAGAGTCTTGTCTTTAATGTTTGTTACAATCACGTTTGTAATAGAGTTCTGATCCTTATTGGTTGAAAACCTAATATCTGTTTTTGCCCTACCCAGCATAATTGTGTCTTGAGTAATGTTTGCATTTGGCTTTACATCTTCTTTAAAAGCTGCACCAGCAGAACTAAAGTTACAGGCAATAGTCTTATCGTGAATCCAGTTTTTCTTAACATTACCGTAAGCCCCCTGATCTACAATGGGGTAGTAGATGTCTGCAAGCATTGGAAAAACTATTGAGGTATTTTCGCAGGTAGCCATTATAAGACTCCAAGTCTAGTAATAGACTTAGCATACTTTGAAAGTATCTTGTCTACTATAATATTTCCTGTTCCCTCAAATACCCTGCTATCAAACTGTAGTCTAAACTGGTCTGTATTATATGCAGAAATATATCTTTGGTAATAGTCATTTCTGCCACACTTAATGTCGTCGATTAGCAGAGTTGCTGCTCTAACGATGTCTGAGGGCACTGAAGGGTATCCCACCTCTAAAACAAACTTGTAGTCATATCCGTTGGGAAAGCCTCGTAGAGGCGGTAGGACGGTATCTACAAGGTCTGAGCCAGCGGCTGGTAGGATCAATGGGGCCTGTTCGTTTCTGTTTACTCCATCAAGGACGGTTTCCGTTATTGCCGTTTTATCCCTAGTTATTTCATAAGTGCGATCTTCAACCAGTACGTCATTTTCATAGACAGCCAAGATTTTTTTTACGTCCCACCATAGAGGTATATAGTCTGCTCCAAGACCTACAACCTCTAGGGTTCTTTTTTTGTAATAAAATCCTTCTCGAATAGTTGAGTCAATGACCGCTCTTGCAATTTCTTCATAATTAGTGTATTCTGCAATTTCTGAGGCAGTCGTGCCAAGAGTTGCTGGTGTCACATACGGTCTACGTATTTCGTATGTTTCGTCATGAATAATGTCACCAGATGCATCTGTAATTACAACACGATAATCGGTATCATATTTACCAGATAGACCGATTGTCCAAACATAGTTTGCGTTGTCTGTTACGGTTTTTGTTGTAGAGGAAAGGTCTGCCAAGTCAGTAATTGTTGCTACAAAAGCCTCATTTGAAACATAGGCTGTTGGAATTGTAAATGTAATATTTACGTCTTGATATGGTAGAACTCTTAGTAATTCCATTATTTGCCGAAATCTCTCGCAACTTCTTCTGGGGTTGCAATCCTAATGTGGTCACGTGTTGCCCATTTTTCTGCAGCCTGCTTGGTGACAATGTTATACCCTTTGGAAACCTGGCCCACCCCAGACCAAGTAACATTCTTTGTAGAATATACCGCAACTGTTTCTTTTTCATTGGATGGAATTAACTTGACAGCTTCTTTTTTGTCTGCACTTCCAGAACCAATTACATTGTCGTCATTAGACACAACTGACACGTTTGGGCTAGTGGCCATCTTATCTGAAGAAATTACGTCATTGCGTTCTTCTTGAGCCTTTACGGCTTCTTTATATTTTTCTATAAGTAGGTGAGGAATAAGAGCTTCGCCGTCTTCTAGCTTGGCAAGAGGTACATCTTTAAATTCTGAATTATTTTTTTCGGACATGAGTGTCTCCTTCTTTACCTTTAATTATAACAGATATTAGAAAAGGGAGCAGGAGATTTTACTCACCTGCCCCCTTTTAGTAGGTTGCTTTAGACTTATGAAGGGTCTGAAGCGTTTGCGTCAGCGAACGCAATTGCGTCCTCTTCTTCCCACTGAATACCGAAACGTACGAATACGGTGTACTCAATGGTGTCCTTCTTAGGAACATACTGACGGTTAACAGTGATGTCTCTCTGGAAACCCCATACACGGTTCTGTGGGAATGTAAGGTCTACATATCCTGCAGGGTAGTAAGGAACTTCCTGAACATCGATGCCTAGAACACGGGTAGTGCGGGCACCACCGAATGTCTGGCCCTGGCCGTCAAGGTAAGCCTGGGTATTAGCCTGGGTGTTACCGTTCTGACCTAGTGCCTCGGCAATTGCATCTGATAGGGTTCCGTTATTCTTAACGATTCCCTGGAATGCGTCTGTACCAGCGTAGAACTTAAGATTGCTCTTAAGTGCACGGTACTTCCTTGGCAATGCAAGAATAATCTTCTGCATTACGTCTGGAGTCCATGCGTTGTCTGCAACTGTTACAACTGCTTCGTGTGCATCTCCTGTAGTAGCCTTGTTAACAAATCCGTCCATGATGGATAGGAATGCGTCTGAGCCAGTGCCAGTACCGTTGATAGCTAGATCTTCGATGTCATTTGCAAATGCATTTGTCATCAAGCGAACTAGGTGATCTTCGAGAGCACCTCCTTCAACGTTGTCTTCTAGTGCTTCAGCTGAAACTTCCCAGTCTAGACGAATTTTCTTGGTAGAAAGTTCGACCTTTGAGAATGTTGCACCTGTGTTTGTGTATACGGCATCAGCCTGAGCTGCTGCACGGATTACACGTTCGCCTACGTTAACTTTTTCAAGTTCCATAGAGTTGGCTCGCATAGTTACACGACGACCATCTTTGGCGAGAATAGTGGCGTCCCATACGTAGTCAATAAAACGACGTGCCTGTTCAGGGCGTAGGATACCGCTTGCCGCATCACCCGAAGGATTTACGGCATTTGGACCACTTGTTACTCCTAGTGTTGCTGTTGGGATGTTGCCCAGTGTGTCTGCACCTGGGTCAGTTACACCACCAATTCCTCCAGACGCAAATGCTCCTTGGCCATTAACCTCGTTAGCACCAGTACCTGGATAGTTTTTAATAATCTCTTCCGACATAATTGTCACCTCCTGTGATATTTTTTTATTTGAATAGATCGGCAGTTTTGAGGAAACGTCCGCCCCATAGGGATTTCTGAACCTTTTCTGGCTCAGATTCCTGAACGATCTCGCCTAGATCGCCAGACTTGCGGAAAGCGGTATCTTGCTCTACAGCATCTACCCTCTTTCCAAACTCATTAAACTGTCCCTTGGCTTCTGTTACCTCATTTTTTACAGAGTCAATTGACTTGCTTAGTGCAGATACCTGCTCGTGTAGAGCTTTTACGGTATTTGCTAGATCGCTAAAGGCTGATGTTAGAGTACTTTGAATTTCAGTAACTGCATTAACAATTACTTCATTCGACTTAGATACCCCTTCTTCCTCAGCTACAGCTTCAGACTTCATTTCGTCCTGAGACTTCATTTCGTCATCTTCATCCATGTCGTCAGACTTAACTTCTTCCTCATCCATAGATTTCTCTTCGGATTTGGCTTCGTCTTCGTGCATAGACTTTTCTACTGCATCTTCGGTTGTGGCATCTGCCTCTGGAGCGACCTGTGATTCTTCTACGACGTCATCAGACTTTTCGACGACGTCTTTAGTGATTGTTGTTTCACTCATAGGACTTACCTCCTTGTTAATCTCAGTTTTAATGCCTTTAGCACTATCAACTAAGAACTTTATCATATCTGTTTTTTCGTTATCGTTTTTCTCAACGAAACCTATATTTTGCATTGGAGTTCCATTTGTCGGACTCTGCTCAGCGTCATTCTCTGACAACATGACTATGCCAGATTCTGCATCCCAAAATACATTTTCAATTGGGGTGTCTAAGCTTTCGCCCTTGATCATATCTACTCCGTCAACTTTTTCGACAGATAAAACATTTGCAAACTGATTTGCAGGATTATCTACCAGAGACAATTCTACCAGATCATAGTCTTTAATAATTCTAATTTTTGCGTCCATC